TTTTTCTACAGACTCTGGCATTTTTAACCAACCTGCCGCAGATAGCATTCCATAATGCATATGAGGAGGATTAAAATCCCCTGCTATTGAATTGACAAGCCAACTATTATGTAAGGCAACTTTTTTAATACCCCTATCAGCCGCCTCATTATCTTGTTTATCACCTTGTTTTAATTTTGTTTTTACATACATACTAACACAATGACCTACCCAATTAAATAAAGAAGGTAGCCCTTCATGGGATTTTTCATTCCAAATATGGTCTTCAATTTTATGCTCTTGTTTAACATTACCTACAAGATTATCTGACCAATCTAATTGTTTAGATTTCTTATCACTCGCTGATATTTTATCACCATATGCATTTAGTGCATCAACATAAGGTTTTGGTATTTCAAATTCCATTAGTATTGGACTAAATGGTGCATGTACTGTACCTTTTAATTTATAATCTTTATAATTTTCTGTCATATATTCCTCAATAGATATTTTAAATCTTCATCTAATTTATAACCATTAGATAAACAATGACGAATGATAGCAGAAATAGTGTATTTATATTCATAACCTTTTAAGTTATCAATAATAATTTCGGGTTTAACCCAATCATAATTGAATAATATATTTCCATCAGTATTTAATCTAACCTCAAGTTTATAAAGGAGAGCCTCGTGCTCTCCTTTTTTATTTTCGGGATTTATCTGCTTCATCTTTTTTACCAGAATCAGCAGGGGCAGGCTGTAGTTGTCCAAGTGTTTGTATTAATTTTATTACTTCTACATAAGGCCTTGACCCTAAGTAGTTTAATATAGCTTGTAATTGCTCTTGAGTTATTGTATAATTCATACGTTACCTCTTGCTTCATTGTAGTCCGAAAAATATTTTTTTAAAGTTGTTAACCTGTCTTCATTGGTAGCAATTATATCTAGTTGTTTTCCCATTTCTTCTAGATGTTGCGGATGCTCTCCTATTCCAACAGAATTACTAAAATATATTTCCATGGTTGTTTCGGCTTTATCAATATTTGCTTGAGCCTCATGCTCAAGTGACCTAAACATTAAATCTGGTATATGTTCACTCATTTATCCTCCTTAAATTTTATTTCTCCTGCAATAGCACTGTAAGCTGACATATCTATATAAGTATCTTTACTAACAGTACCTAGTTTTGTTCTGGCAATTTTTAATAACGCCATTAGAATAGCCACATCATGTGCTGTTATAGATACTTCTAAATAAGCAGACCATAATCTAGCTATATTCTTATGGTTCTCTACCTTGTCACCATAATCCTTTTCTCTATCTGTACCAACTAGTCTTGTTGCCTCGGATAAAAATTCTTTTGTTGCTTTCATATTAATGTAACTTTCCATTTTTCTTTGATAATAAATCTATTATATCAATAACATTATTATATTCTTTAAATCGTTTTATTTCACCATTACTAGATGATTTATATTTTGCTTCTGCCATTTGTTGCATACCAAAATCAAATACATCTTGAGGATTTTCAATAGCAAATTTTATCATACCTTGAGCAATAATATGACATAAATAAAGACTATCATCACCTTTTTTTAAAGCTTCTTCTTCATTTATAATACCGCAAGCATACCCATTATTAGTTGGTGAAACAATTACTTTAACACCTTTTGTAAAGTCTACTTTATTTTCTTTCATATTTTCCTCATTAAATCTAAAAAATGCCTAGCATCAACAATAGCTAAAGGTTGTAAATTATTCATTTTAATTATTCCTAATGGCACTTGAGTTGGTTTGCAATTGCTATGGGCTTGTTCTATAATATCATATATACCTTTAAATGTTTGTTTATTTTTACACTCAATGGAATAGGGTATTGCCTTTTGTGCATGGGGCGAAAACTTAACATCCGCCCCACTTTCCCCCATAATTGCACAGTATATATCATCATCAGAAAAATTAGGAAATCTGGATAGGAGTTCATCCCTTGTCCAGTTTTGTAATCTTCTACCTTTTGCTTTTCTACTGCGTGTTTTCATATTCTTTTTTAGGATTAGTTACTTTAGTATACCATACCCATTTAGGGTCTCTTGCTTGTGATTGCTGTTGTGGTAAGTATTCTATCTCATCACCCCAACATTTCTTTTTAAATGAGCAATAACTACATGTTAAACCAAGTACTCTATTTCCTGTTTTTGCTTTTCTAAATGTTTCCTCAACATCCGTAAAACAGCGTTTAAATTTCTTATTATTTTTAATTGCCTTAAAGTTATCTTTTGCTGCTAGAACATATTTCTCCTTGTATTCATCAATATTTAAAGGTGTCTCTGTTACACACCATTCTCCAGTAGATTTATTAATAACAATCCATCCGCCAAAATCTTTATCCTCACTATCAGCATACATAAATCCTTGAGATGCATAACCAAAAGCATCGTCTTCAACTACTGTGCTAAACCCTTGTGAGAATTTTTTATCAAAGGCGAATGGAGAAGCACTTTTAATATCCCAGATTTTATTATCAATCTCAACATCATAAGTTCCTTCGATTTCGCCACTATGTTTAACCGCTTTCTGTTCACTTTGAACCTCAACTCCAGATGCCTTTAAGATTAACATAGCAGATGCCTCAATTAAATCCCCAAATAATACTTTCATTTTAAAACTATAATCTGGTGGTTCTGCCGGTGCTCCTGTTTTTTCCATTTGCAATTGGCATAAAGGTCTCCCTATATTACTCATGCGTAATCTGAATTTGCCCCCTCGCTCATCAGTAAACTGTTTTCGGATTGCAGATTTGCAAGCTTCTCCAAACTCTTCAATCAAATCATCGGAGACTTTTACACTCCGATGACCTGCCTTTTCTAAAAAAGTTTGTACTTTTTGTAGAATAGGATGTGACATTATGATGACAATTCAGTTACAGGGTCAACTTCTTGAACATCATTAATTACTTTGGCATCAGCCGCATCATCAGATGTAGCTTTACCTTTTTTAGCTTGTTTATACAACTCAAATACTTCTGTATTTTCAGAATCAATAACCTCTTGAAAGTTACGTAAAGTATCTTCATCAGCTTTAGTTAATTTAATACCGGCTTCAGCATTAACTGCAATTTTTGCAATGTAAAATACATTTGCTCCTGCTTTTTTCTTTTCTGTTTCCAGATTTAATAAGCAGTTAAACATAAGCTTCTTACGTTGGCTAATTGATTTTAATGCATTACCAACAGGATTAAATTGTGTACCTGTTACTCTCCATAATACAGGATAATCTTTTACCTCGTAATCAGCACCACTTGCAGTTTTACCTGTAAAGGTTACTTGCCCATAAACAAGTCTATAACATTTTTTACTACGTTGGTCAGCTAATTCATCAGCACTTAGATTTACTCTATCTTTAAATGGAACTTTACCACATCTAATTCCACCAACTGTATCAATAGCCTCATCTTTCCAATTTTTAAATATAATGGAACGAGAAAGATATGCTTCTTCTTCTGCACTATACTCCATGTATTGCATAGCACTGATAAAAGGTCTAAACTTTATAGGTTTCCCATAAATGTTCTCCCCTGCATCATTGTGATAAATAGAAAAAGAACCGATAGGTAATCTATTACCATCATCATCTTCTGGATTTCTGTTTATCATTAGTCTAGGAAGTGATGGAGTGCTACTTCCATCATCTTGTCCTATTGCTTTCATAATGTCTTCATTTGACATTGATTTTACGTCTACTAAATTATTCATTGATTTACCTCCTGTAAATAAAATAATTATTATTACTCTCTAACATAATTTATGGTAATTGTCAAGCTTTTTTTATAAAAAAACCGATGTTAAAATTATACCCACTATAAGTAGAGTTAAAAACCATTCCCAGTAATTACCCAACATGTGTAACTCCTGTAGTTTTTTCAGCTTTTAAGCCATAAGTTGAGGCAAACCACATAAAGTAACTTTGTAATTCTTCCTCATTATTTATGTACAACATGGTAGGTTTTTTACCATGATTATCCTTTTTATACTCCCGTATTAAATCCTCTATTTTTTGAAATACGAGGGCTTCTTCGTTATTTACCCAGTCATCATTTTCCACAAATAAATCTCCAACTGTTAATACACTAGTTATCATAGGGGTCTCCTTTTATTGTAGCATAAGCATAACTAATATCATCTTTTGTTACACCAAATTTTTCACCACGAACAAGAACCTTATTGTTCCTATTCATTTCATAGTTTTCTTCTTCGGTTTTATCTGGGTCAATTAATTCTTCAACACCCATCATAAACCATTTCATAGCACCCATTGTACCTCCTTAATTATTATGGTCGTGTAATGCGTTTACACCTAAATTATAAATACATTCTGTTTTAAATTTATCTACTTCTTTTCTTAATTCTTTATCTGATTTTATTTCAGATAAATCTTTTAATCTATCTGCTATATAAAACAAACATACTCTGTTATCTATTTTTGGATTATCTTCCATTACGCCTCCTTTAAGTTTAACCAATCATACCCTATCTTAAGTTCTGTGTCAAGTGGTACATTAAAGGTAATGTTATATCGTTCTGTTAATGATTGAATAACTTCTGAACATCCCTCTATTAAGCAGTTAGATACAATATCTATTTCATCTTCACATGCATCAGCAACAATAGAATCATGTACTGTATTAATCAATTTACTTTTTAATTTTAATTCTTTCATTTTACGATAAATATTTATACAAGCTAATG